GTTGAGAAGTCAAGAAGCGCAGACTCCCCAACCGGCAGTAGACGCGGTTATTGCCTGCCGCGTTTTCTCTTTGTAGGTTTGGGTTCGTAGTTCTGGACACCTATCCCAACTGCACCGGGCAGAGTTTTAACGGCCCCACCTAGCCCTTCCTGAATATAACTGTCAACGAAGTCCGCCCACTGCATGGGTGCGGCCAAGTCTGCGGCTGTCCGTCCTGCGGTAAAGGGCTTCTTGTCCGGCGTCCGCTGGTTGATGAAGTTCCTGAATGCGGCGGCAGGCGGCGACAGCTTGTAGCTTAGGAACGTCTCGCCAATGTCTATGGCGGTTTTGCCGGGCTGGGGCTTCTCGCCACGTCCGGCGCGCATCAAGTCCTCACCAACGCGGTAGTAGAGGCGCATAACCTGGGAGAGTCCTGCGCCGATGTCGTACCTGTACTGTCCGAAACGTATCTTGCCAAAGTCGGGGCTTTCAGGGTTCAGTGTCACGTCTGCCCCTGCCGCCTTGAACAGGGCAAGCGTGGCGGCGGCGGTTCCAGCGTACTGCGCCAAGTCTGCCATTTGGCCTTTGAGGACTGCCCGGCCTGCCGGGGTTGCGGCGTTCCGCAGGTACATTACCGGGTTCAGGATATTCAACCTGCTGGCGACGAAACGGGGAGAGAACAGAAAGTAGTTTAGCGCCTCGAATGACTTGTCTATCTTTTGTCCTAGACTGCCGCGCCCGGTTGCGATATTCACCGCCTGCGCCGCCGCCTTGTAGCCCTTCATCGCCTCCCGTGGGTCGAGCCCTAGCTTGTCTATTGACTTCTTGTACTGAAGAAACCTCTGGACGCGCTGACTGTCCATCATGGTCGTGAACATTTGGTCCGATTGCTTAACGCCGGGCAGATTGCTGACTTTTTGACTTATCCACGAACCCTCGCGCTTCGCGTATGCTTCTTCGCCCCGCTTTATCAGTCCTCCCGGCCCGGTCAGTTCAAGCCCCGCCTCTCTCATTATCGGCGCGTCAGGATGTCGAGCGAAGGCTTCATTGATGGCCTTAAAGTCCTTCGTTCTAAAGGCGCGAAACATATCCCCTAACGCCTTCCCGCTCTGTCTCCATTGAAGCGGGCGGGCTAGAAGCAATAGCCCCTGTCTGCCCGGCGCGGAAATATCGAAGCTTGACTTTAGGGTTTTAAGCGCGCCCAGCGTGCCTAAAAACTCATCCTTGATGCGCTGCATGATAGGCGTCGGCAAGCCGCGTGCGCCCTCGAATAGCGCCGCCTGTAGCGGGTCGCCTGCGAACGGCTCAACACCTGTGAACTCTACCGGCGGCTGCGGGAATATAGGCTGCTGTCTAGGGTCGCGCAGCCACGAGGGTTCAAACGGGGCATTAATGTCGGCTGGCGGAACAGCGCCACGGGTGGCCCCATACGGGCCAATGTCCATCGCCGCAGACTCACCGACGCGCGGCCCTACGGTTTCGGTGTAGCCCTCCCCGGCGCTAACCTTGAACCTTTCGGGGGCCATTTGGGCGCTTAGACGTGGCGGGCCAGCTTCCATGGGAGCGATGTCGGCAGGGCCGCGCATCGAAGCGCCGCGGGCTATAGCCGCGCCCTCTCCCGGCAGGATGCCCGCTTGCTGTATCGCGTTCGGGTTCTCTGGAAATTCCATTAACGGCGGGTATCCCGCGCGCGACTGGGGCGAAACGGGGCGAATATCTGACGCTTCACGCCCAATTCGCTGAACGGCATCATTAAACGCTTTTGTTTTTTCTTTGGGCGACAGTTTTGCGGCCTTTATATCGTCAATAACTTGTTCAAACTGGCTGATTGCGCGCTGTACCGTCGGTGTAGCCTGTCCGCCTGAGGCTTCAACCGCCTCTTGAATGACTTGCCGGGCTTCAACCGCAGCCTTTGGGCTGATTGTGCCGCGAATCCGGCTCAGGATTGGCGCGGCAACCCTGCCTACCGTTTTCAATGCGGCCCCGGCGAACGGGGCCGTGACGATATTTGCCACTGCGCTTTCAGGCGCGGTCGGAAATGCGACTTCGCCAGCTACACGGCCAACCGCGCCAGCTATACGCCCTGCGCGTGTTTTAGGTTTAGCTTCCTCTTGTTGCATTCCGAGTTCCATCAGTTTGAGAGTTTCGGGACGCTCCGCCGCCGCGCGCGCTCTCAGTTCTTGCAATCGTGGCTCTTGACTGGCGACAGTTGGCTGGTATGCGTTGCCGGCAGGGTCGAATGCGGAAGCAAACTCTAGCGCTGCTCGCCCCGCCCGTTCCAATGTCTCCCCCGGTCGGTTGTAGATGTCAGCGGCGGTATTAAGCACATTTCTGAGTAGCGGCCCGGCTACGCCTGTTTGAAAACTGCTGAATGCGCCCTCCGGTTCCTGCGGCGGCTGTTGTTGCGCCCTGAGTGCGGCAAGTCGCTCTTCGATAGACTGCCCGCTTCGCTGCGCCCTGAGTCTCCTTAGCCTCTCTTCTATGGTGTCTGGCATTTAGCTGCTCCTAAGGAGTAATCGTGTAACCTTCCGCTTTTACCTGCGCCTCTGTAACTCCGAGCGCCTGCATTTCAGCGCGTGTGATGGTTTTAGCCTGCGCCTGCGGTCGCTGCCCCCCAGAGGGCTGAGAACTGCGCGGCCTGAGTCGCGCAAATGGCCAGTTGTTATGTTCCCCGACTTCCAACACTTCTGGGAATTGCGCTTGCAGGGTCGCCGCCATTGAGCGCATCTGATTGAGTATCGGCGGGCGCTCCGCTTCGGGGCTTTCTATCGCTTGCCTGGCCAACTTCTCCATAGCGGCAACGCCTGCCGCCGCCTGCGCTGTTCGTCTTTGCAAGTCTTGCGTTTCACGTCTCGACGCCGCGCCACCTCCACCGACGCCGTTGAGTCTTGCTAGCTGCGTGGTTAGTTTTTGCTCCTTTACGCTGCGCCACTTTTCCGTCGATGCAGACATCGGCTTGCCGTGTACAATGTTGTCGGCTAACTCGCTAGCGACTTTTGCGGGCGCGAAGTTCTCGCTTATCAGCTTCTGATAGATGCTATTCCGCTGCGTCTCCTTAGCCGCCCTGTCTTTCTGCTCCGCCAGTTTCGCCGCGCGTTCGTCGTCTTCGCGTTGACGCCTGGCTAGCAGCGCGTCCTGAAATAGCGCCAGTTCGCGCTGGTCTGTCAGCTTGAGCCGACGGGCCTCCCGGTCCACCTCGGCGGCAAATTCCCGGTCGGATACCTGTTGCGCGCGTTGCGTTTCCTTCTCTTGCTTTCTCTGCGCCGTTTCAAGCCCGCGGATTCCCAATTCCGTCCCCAGGTTGTTGTACGCCTGCTGCTGCGCCTCATATCGCCGCTGCGGTTCCTGCAATTGCTGTAAAAACTGTCCCCCGCGCCCCTCAAGTCCCGCCCCGAACCCCATCAGCGCATTGGCTATCCTCTGTCCGCGTGACAATGGCGCTGGCGCCGTGGGAGCCTGCCCGCGCAGCGCTAGCATCTGCTGAATGATGCGCGTGTCCAGCGGGGCTTGCGGCGGTTCGGTAACTTGTGACGGCCCACCGTACTCAGGGACATTACCCGTCGGCGCGGGGGCCATCGGCACAGGACTAGCTGGCGCTGGAACCGGGGGCAGTTCGTCGCGGTTCAAAGCCATTAGTAAGTCCAAGATGGTAGCCATATCATCCCCCTTTGTATGCGGCATAGCCGGTACCGAGGCCCTGCGCAAGTCCACTTGTCGCGCTCAGTACTTTGAGAAACTTGTTGAATGGGCTGTTGGCCTGGTCTTGCCCTTGTTTTTGAAGTTCCAGCCCGACTTGCTGCAGGCCGTAAGTCTTATTGAACTCTTTCATAGCCTCATCCAGCTTTTGCTGGTCTAAGCCCAGTCCCGCGCCCGCAATGTCACGCTGGTTCTGCTGTCCGCTTAGGTTCGCCAGCAAGCTAGCAAGGTCCTGGTTCTGCTGCAGGCCCGCATTGGTGAGATATTGTCGGACTCCTAACGCCCGCGCCGCCGCATCGCTGGATTGTTGCTGGTTCACAAGCCCTAATTGCTGCGCGAACCTTGCCGCAGCGTCGTTCGCAATGGAACTCTGGTTGACGCGGTTCCCGTACAACTGGGCAACTAACTGCCCGCGTGTGTCCTCAGCCGCCTGTGCGTTTCGTGCTTTCTCAGCGTCCGATATGGCCTGTAGCTGCTGCGCCACCTCAGGCGGCAGCTCGGCTAGTTTTGTCGGGTCTAGCGACTGCTGCAACCGTGACTGCAACTGACTGATAAAGTCCTGCTGTCCCTTATTCGGGAGAATGTTCGGCCTGTCCGTCTGCTTTGAAAGCTGCCCGCTTGCCGCCTCCGCGCCCGCGCGCGTGAGCGTGTGGGTATAGCCCTCCGCGTCCTTGTATTCAAGCTTAAACGGCGTTGAGTTGACTATCTGCGAACCCGGTGGAACCTGACTCATCAAGTCGCCATACCGCGTATCCAGCCACCGCGCGTACTCAGGCGACTTAAAGAATATGTCCGGCGTGATGCGATGCCCGCGCGTGTCTATCTGGTCGTAGAGCTTCTCAAGCTCATACTGCTCAGGTGTGAGTGTTTTAGTGTCCCTGCCGGGAAAAAGGTAGCTGCGCCCCACATGTCCTCCTTACTGCTGCGTCAGTTCGATAATGCTTAGGTTTTGAAATACGTCCGCCGCCGCCGCCCCTGCCGCGACTACCGAACGGACGCGCATCGTCACCGCGTTTGAGTTTAAGTTCGCCGTGGCGATGGATGCGCTGTTGCGGGTAATAATAAAGCCGCCGATGTTTTGAGATGACGCCACGTTCGCGGAGTTTACCGACACTAAATTAGCTATCAAGACGTTGGACACCCTGACGTGCGTTGAGTCCAGACGGATAATTCGGTTAAACATCGCCCATCCCGTACTGGCGTCGAAGTCGAAGACCCCGCCGTTCTCATAGTCCGTGCCGTCAAACTGCGCCTGTACGAATTTATCTCTGTTGCTGACAGAAAACGCCCCGGCATACCAGACGGATAGATAGTCGCCGTCTGTCTGCAGACTGTTGGCGGGCAGGGAAAACGTGTGCAGGACATCCGGCCCGACGCCCGCGCTATCTACTTTCGTGGTGTCCCGCTTGATGCATCGCGGAGACGCTTTCGCCCACGCGATAATGTTGTCTAGCTCTTGTGAGACTCTATCTGTCGGAGGCCCGCCCACGTCGCCAAGTTGACGGATAATCAATTGGCCCAGTCCCGTCGCCCCTGAAAATAAGCGCGCCAGACTCATTGATGCTCCTTGTCCAGGGCGTGGCTTGCCGCACCCCAACGCCAGGTGCGCCCTTGTTCCAGCATTGCTTTTAAAAGTTCCACGTCTTTCGACAGTTCAGAAAACCGCCGCTCCCAGTCCCGCGTCATCCCCTCCATCAATTGTCGCATCAGCTTTACGTCCCCGCTCAGACGCCAGAACGCCGCGCCGACGGCGATGAGAAACGCGCCGACGACAGTTGCGCCCACGGTTGTAATAAAATTCAGAAGAGTCATGTCCATAATTGCGGGAGAGTATTGGTTTATTGCCTGGCGCTACATTATCAGAACTGCGGTTGCATCTAGAGTCACCACCTCCAACTTGATATTGGCAATCGTTACCGTGGTAGACGCCGAATCCCCAGGCCCGCCAGTCGTCACGCGCTGCAGGGTTCGGACTTGAACCTGCGAAATATCCTGCCCCGCAGACAGCGGGACGCTAACCGTCGTCGGGCCTACGCTGGCAGTAAAGCCATTTCTTGTTAACGCATTCGTCCAACTACTGCCATTATTCAAGCTGTAGTCAACCTGATACGTATTGTCCGGGAACCCGCCAACCAAAGTACCGCTTGAAGTGCTGTCGAACTTCAGCGTCACGCTGGTTTTCTGCCCGCCCGGTACGGTGAAAGTGAACCACCTGGCTGACTTCGTCTGGTTGTTGCCGTCAACTGCGGCTGTCGTCGTGCTGGCGTGTCCGGTATTAGACACGCCCGTTACCGCCAGCCCGCCAAGTGTGACGTCCGGCGTCTGGTTCGCCGTGGGGTTTACTGTGAGTAGTCCCATTATTAAATCACCGTCCTGAAGCCCTCTATAATCGCCATCACGTTTTGTTCCGTTATGGTTCCACTTCTAGTAGTGAGACGGACGGAAAATATCTCGTTCGCAGAGGGGGTGATGTCGGCAATGTTGTTTGTGTAGACGACGCCAGCCGTGTTGTTAGTGTTATCAAGGTTCAGTGTTCCAATGTCCCCCGACCCCGACCTGTCGAACGTAAACGTGAGGGTAGCGCCCGCCGTGTGAGAACCCTCGCGGAACATCACCTTTAACAGAGTGATGGTGTAAGTCCCGCCAGCCGGAATTATCAGCGAGCCGAACTGTCGAGTGTTGAGGGTCACCGTGGAGGGGTCAACTATGCTGAACCCGGCAGAGAACGACACCGTCTTGCCGTCAACATACGCCTTGCGCGCTAGCTGGTTGGCGGTCGTCGGGTCGGATGCTGGACCGACGGGAATAGAACCAAACGTATACACCCCCGCCGCCCCGGTCAGCCCGTTCGCGGTTAGCGAACCGTCGTTCGTGATAGTCGCCTTGCTTGAGCCGTTCTGCTTCCAGCGCGCGAGAAGCCCCGCGCCTATTTGGTCCTGGTCAACCGGAGGGTCGGTAGCGTCAGATGCCTTCACGAGTAGTTTTGTCGCCGTCGTCCCGCCGTTGAATATGCCGGAAGCGCCTACGTACTGGTTAAACTCGTTGTCGAGCAAAACCAGACTGGACACCGGCTTTATCGCGTCGAATGACGCCGTAGTTCTGGTCGGTAAACTTGCCATAAGTTCCTCACACGTCGGTGACGCGCTTGTTGTTCATAATCGTGTAGTCCAACGCGAAGTCCTGTATGGTGAAACCTTCACCCGCCTGTGAATTGCTCACGTTGAAAGTGATGTCCTGGCTTTCTCGCCCGATACTGTTCGACTTCAGTTGTCTTACGATGTCGTTCTGCCCGGTGAAAGTGGTTCCCCATAGTCCCGCGCCCCACAGGCCCCCGGCCCACAGCGCCCCGGTTTGTATGCCGGTTAGCCCAAATGAATAGCTATCGGTCCGCAGTATGTTTTGGTCGAAGTAGTACGCGATATTTATCCCCGCCGTGGCGCTTAGTAGATTCAGCCCTATTCCCCATTCAACCCACGCTTTTTTCAATAACTGCGCGTCCCCGTTGAAACTCTTCATCGTCATGGCTTTGGTGTACCCGCTGCCCTGGTCGGAGAAAGCTGCGCTTGTAGCGCGCGGTTGGTAAGTGAATAGCTGATAATTGCTGCCGCCGCTGTTCAACGCGCCGATGACGTAAACCTTGCCGGATGCGCCGGGAAAGCTTGTATACGCCGTCCCCGCAACCATACCGTCGAACCGCGTCCACCTGACAATGCCCTCGTCTATCCGCAGATAGTCGAGAACGTAAACCATCTTGTTGCCGTTAGGCGCGACTGACGTGGGGAGAGATATCCAGTATTGCGCGCCGGTGTCGCAGAACAGGGAGGGAATTTCAAGTGTCGTCTTCGGGAAATTCGTCAACTCTTTGACGTTCCGGCTGTAGAATGCGGTTCTGAAGTCCTCAGCGGTTTGGACTAGCGAGAGAGACGCAATGCCCTGGTCGGAGAGGAAGACAACGTCGTTCGGAATTTGCTGGATGCTGTACGGCCCCGCGCAGCCGATATCCTTCGTCACGACTTCCCGGCGTATGTTGTTCACGTCCGTGTTCGGGTCCGCGAACGCGACAAGACGGTGGATGCTGTGGCGTTTGAATATGTATAGCGCGTCGCGGGTGGAAAACAGCCCCGTTATGGGGTCGCCGTCGTTCGTGTCAACGTCAAGGTCAATCTTTCCCGACGCTCCCGTCGCCGTCCAGTCTTCCGGCAAGCCCAGGGCAGAACCGTGGATGCGACTATTCGCGCTAGCCGACGCTATCCACACTCGACTATTCCACACTGCGATGTACTTGCCGCGTGGCGGACTGCCGCCTAGCGCCGCCGCTGTGCTTGTGCCGTCTACTTTTACAGGATTAGTCCCACTTGTCGCGCCGTTGACGCCGATAGCAAGCCCTCCGAACGTTACCCACTGCCAAAATGTGTTGTTGGGGAACGTCAGCGCGCCGGTAAGGTTTGTGAGTCCTGTCCCGTTCGTCTCGATTATCTGTAGCTTTGTCCCCTCAGTTATGAGTATCCCAATCTCGCCGCTATCTATCGTGAAGTAGTGCAGGGAAGTGATGCGAGAGAACGTGTCGGCGGATAGCTGAGTCACGCCGCGCCGGGTGGACAGGTTGCCGTTGTCGTCAACCTCGAAGTTGAGCGCGTCTTGTAGTTCGCTGTTCTGTATCTCGTTCGGAGGGGTAGCCGTGTTTATCCCAAGGCGCCAATCCGGCACCCTCAGCGGTTGGATTCCAATATTGTCGAGATTGCTGGACGCCGCCATAAATCATACAAACGGATTCTTAAAGTGACTGGGGTCGAATATCGCCTGCGCTCTGCCGCCGCCACTCGGTAAATCATTCCACCTCTGTTGAGTGGTCGCCGCCACTTTGCGCTTTTCCTGCTTCACTAGCCTATCAAGTAAGGTGCTGTAGATGCCGCGCTGCTCTTTGGCCCGGTCAAGCATTCCGTCAAGCTCGTACAGCCCGGCTTTCACATAGCAGCGCACCAGTGGTAAATACTGGTCTTGAATCGGTATCGTCGCCGACGTGGCTATCTCGGACGGGTAATAGAAGAATGTGCGCTCTATCGTCAGAACCGAATTAGGAACGGGCGCAAGCCGGAACTGATAGAGGGTATTTGAACCGGAGACTAAAACCCCATCTTCAATCCAGACGCGCGCCCTACCTGAGTCTTCCAGTTTCGCCATATAGCGCGCCGCTTCCTGCGTTCCCCATAGCCAGATAGGTTCCCCGGTGTCGGTGTAACGCAGTTGTTCTATCTCGCGTCCACCAACGGGAAGTTGGTAGATGGCGGTTCCGGCCACGGTTGAGAAAGTGGAGCGAGTACGGAACATGTTGTAATTCGTGGCAACAGCAATCTCATCAAGCGCGTCGTTAATGCGCTTCTCAACCCTCTGGACAAAGCCAGCGTCATCCGTGGCCTTCTCCATTGATTGCAGGATTGCGGTTGCTTCTGAATTGGGCGTTGCCATCTACTCTCCTCGGGTCTATAATTCACCCGAGCGGAGATGGTCGCCGCTTCCTTTCTTTTGAGGATGCACCCGGGCCTGTACTCGAATTACAGGCCCGGGTGTTCGGCTGTTAGGCTTAGTGTTTCCTTCTGCGCCCAGCCGCTGCCATTGACGCCATTTTCTTCGCGCCGTATTTAGCCCGGCCCGCGCTGGCCATTATCGCGTCGGCGCTTGCTTTACTAAGCCCTTCGCGCTTCTGAATAGCTTTGGAACCGGCAGCAAAGCGGCCCCCGCCGCCAAGCTTCATGCTTTTCTTAGCCATAATTACAGCCTCGGATTCTCGATAAAGGTTTCCGGCAAGAGTCTCTCATCTCTCGCCACTTTCACCTGCTCAGGCGTGCGGACGTGAGACGGCCCTGTAGTCGCGTGTTTCACGGCTATATGCCGCGCCAACGTATTCTCCGCATGCCACCGCGCCGTTTTACCGTTCCACGGTAGAATTAAGTCCTCCGGTATGGAGTCGTAGCCATTCGCCCAACCGGTAGCCTCGGCCCCGTCGAAACTGCATCTAGGGTCGGCCTGGCACATTGACGGCGTAAGCGTCACCCATCCGATAGGTGTCGTGGTAGCGAGCCGCCCTTCCTGCGGGTCAATAACCTTGGAGCGGTGAATCTGGCCACGGTCAATGTGGCTTACCTTAACCTCCCTTGCCGCCTTCGCCTCCTGCTCTTGCAGGTAGTCGGCCATCAGCTTTTTCGTCCGCTGCTGTTCTTCTTCCAGCGACAGTTCAATGGCAGCCGCCTCCGCGTCCGCCCGTTCCTTCAGTGTTGTGTAACTGATTTTGGCCATATTCCCCCTTAGTACATTTTCTTACCGCGCGCTTTTCCCATAATGCCGCGAACAGCGGTTATAGGGTGATTGGTGGCGATACTGCCCTTAACGCTAGGCTTCTGCACCATCGCGCCCCTTGCGACGGTTCGCAGCCCCGGCTTGAATCCAGTCTTTAGATTATTAGCGCCTAGGTTTGGCTTTCCTATGTTTTTCATTGGCATGAATATTCTCCTTGTGAGAGAGGGGCCGAATTAACGGCCCCCATGTGTTTAGCTCAACAGCACGAACGACTGTCCGGCTACGGGTGTCCCGGTGTCAGTCATCGCTTTTGCGCCCTTGCCCGCTGCTGAGGCGATAACCGCGATGACTTCAGCGTTACTCGGAGTCGCCGCCGTGATGGTTACCAACGTTCCCGCCGTGCCCGACGTCCCAAGTCCGACTGAAGTCGAAGCGGTCACAGCCGATGTCTTCACCTGGGCGCGCCCTTTGATGGTGCCCCAGAAAAAGCTGTTCGCCGCGACTGTCGCGCCTGTGATGTCGTTAACGCCTTCGATTGACTGTGAAACTGCCGAAGAGTTAACCACTGTAGCGTGGCGCTCTGTGGTGGTCGCAAACGACACGTCGCAAATGAACGCATTATTTGCCGCGATTGAGCCGTTAGCCCGAAAGTATTTAATCCGGTTGCCAGTGAAACCGTTGCGCGGGTCATCGGCTTCCGTCCCAACCGGAAATTGGGCCACGGTGTCTACTTGTGTTGGAGTTATTCCCTGTCTGATATCTGCCATGTTTCCTCCTTACGCACCGGCGAAGTTAACGCGCCCCTGACGGCGACGGTTGGACAACACAAGGTTGCCGTACATCAAGCATTTGATTGACGCCGAGTCCTGATTGTCGGGCTGGATTGGGTCAGTGAATGTGAACTCGTAACCCTCACCAAACACCATCTTGGCGTAGTCTAGATTGAGAGCGACGCAACCGAAGCCCGCAGTGTTCGAGACTGAACCGGCGGCAACCGACGTGTTGGGCTGCATATCCTCGTCCCACACGTGGGGAACGCCCATATAGACGACGTTCTTGAATCCCGCCTGCCCAAGCGCCGCGTCCGTACTGTCCGGCCCACGAACTAGTTGCTGCTTGGCTTCCAGCCCTTGGAGCAGTATCAGATAGGCGGTACGAACCATCACCACCAGATGCGGACTGTCCGAACCAGCCATGCAGGCGACAATCAGGGCGCGCAGTCCGTCGAATAGGTTGTTAGAGCCAGTCGGTGAAGCGGCGTTGATATTCGCCCCGCCCGTCGCCGTACCCGACAAGCCAACCCCGGTTGTCGTGAAGAACTGATTGCGCCAGGTGGTATTGAGCGCGGAATCAAGCGTCCCGTATGTTCCAGTCTGCGGGTCGAACGGAATGGCTGACTGATAGCCAATCAACGCTTTACCGCCATCCGCTGAACCGTCGGACGGTAGCGCCTGATTGACTTTGCGTTTCATCGTAATCGCAAGTCTCTGCCCCATCGCGTCCCACAGGTCAATGATTTGGCCCGGGCCGCTGTTCTGGAATTTCTCGAAGCCGCTGATTTGTTCGACGCCAGCAAGTTGCTTGAACGCGTATTCCGCGCCCGTCGCAACTTCAGTGCGGGTCATATCGAGAGGGTCATAACCGGAGTACCACTTGGCGCTAGCGGCGTCATCCAGCATGATGGGTTCGAAGATTGTTTTGCCCTGCCGCGTGACTATCCCGCCAAGTTGGCCCAACATCCATAAAACCACCTGGTTGCTTGTAATGTTGTCAGTGAGTACGCGGCTGAAATCCGTGAGAGATGTTGCGTCCACTTGCGCCCAAGTGGTGCGAAGCATCGTTCCTGGTACTGCCATTGTGTCTCCCTAGACTAGATAGGACGCGCCCGTCCAGTCTGTTGGTTATGGAGCATAATCCGGCCCAGCGCGCCAACGTTCATAAGGCTGGCGGGCAATGCCGGTTCTCCTGCGCCACTGACACCATTACGCGGTGGCAGGCTGTGCGCCTGCGCTGCTTTCTGCGCCGCTTCTTGCGCGGTAAGTGTGCGTTGGCCTGTTCTGGCGCTTTGTGAGGGCGCCGCTGGTTGAGAGGTAATCTGACTGTCGGCTACTAAATCGTAAGCCGCTGGGATGGAAAATTGTCCGCCGGACTTCGCTACAAGTTGCAGCGCCTTGTCCATAAACGGCTTGAAATTCGGGTCGTTGACGTGGTCGGCTAACACGCTATTGTATTGCCGCGTGTATTCCGCTGCTTGCATTGCGCCCTCGTGTGGGGCTAGCGCGGACTGTACCGACTGCTGAACTGTGGCCTGAATATAGGCGTTGTTCTGCTTGTGAAACTCTTTCACCTGCGCCGGGTCGTAGAAGTCGAACTCTGCCGGGTCTGGCGGTTGCGGGCCTTGGGGTTGCTGTGGTTGCTGCATCTGCCCCTGCGCCATCATCTGCATTGTCTGTTTCAGCTCAGCTATTTCCCGGTGCAGCGCGTCATAGGGTTGCGATGTTTGCTGCTCGCCTGTATACGAAGCGGCGCGGCTGTCGTCGGCGGGCTGTTCCTGTACCACCGGCTCTTCTACCGCTGCTTGCTGCGGAACCCATTTAAGCTGGCCGTTCTCTTTCCATTCCGGCACATATTCCGGCGCACTTGGCGCTGCCAGACGCACAGTGTGCAATGATTTACGCTGCGCCAGCGTGCTTGGCGCGCCGTTATTATCCCGCGACGGCCCTTCGCCCTCTGATACTACATTTGTTCCGCCAACCGGCACTGTGATTTGCATAACTCTAATCCCTGCTGTGAAAATTCATTCTAAGTATGAAACAGGCCAGGCGTCAACTTAAATGTGTCTTTCTGACACGCGCCCAGTCTATTTCCTAGAAAACATTGCTTTAAACGCGGCGAGTATTAGCGCCTGTTGTCCAACCACGGTTAAGTCCTGCGTGGCAAGGACGGTTTCAAGCGCCGTCAATATCTTCAATATCTCGTCGAGTGGCCTCACGTGTTGTCCTTTATGAACTTCTCGCCGTCTGCGCCGCCAAGTCCTAAACCGGACGGCCCGAATGTTTTTACGTTCCATTCATGCACGTCCTTGGCAAGTTTTTCCTTCTTAGCGTCCTGCGCTTTGTCGGCTATTTTGTCCCACGCTTCCCGGTCGGTTCTGTCGCCAACCGGGACGTGGTTGCGTCGCGCCATTTCAGCTTTGAGTTGCGATGCCGATGTCACGTAGCCGTAGTTCGTAGTTTTGACGCCGTGCCAATAGGTATCGGGACGCATCACGGTAAGAGAGAAGACACGAGGCGCTGGCACATCGCACGTCGGGCAAGGTTGGTATTCGACGCCCACCACGCGCGGGAACAGCGCCTCGAACTTGCCGTGTTCCTCACAAAGAAACTCGTAAATCGGCATACTAGAACCTGAACCCGGCCCCCGCGCCATACTTGTGAGTCGAGGGGCCAGCGAACCCCGCAGTAAATTCGTACTCAAGAAAGAACGGACGGACGAAGAAGTGGCCTAAGCCGATATCAACGCCAGCTTGATAGCGCCGGACGAAATGACGGGTAGCCACGTCAGTTGGGTTTCTGAACCCGAACAGCGCCGTAGCGAACGGCTCAACCGGGCCAGCCTTATAGCTGAGTCGCGGGCCGAATGAGAGCGTGTCCGTATCGCGCTTGACTACATCGAACATCGCCACCGATGTCGCCATCATCGCGGGCGGAAGCGGGTCTTTCGGATAGGTCATCGGGTCAAGCATCGTCACGTCAAACGTGCGCTGAAAGTTGAACACCCCGCCGAGACGAAACCCGCCCTTGCTGACTATCTTCCCGTCAACGTCCAGCCACAGGCCATTCAAGTATTCCGCCTGCTCGTTCGGGTCGAACTTAAATTCATTGCCGACGTAGCCGACGGCAAGCTTTACTTTGTCCTGCGCCATCGTCGTGGCGACGAACACAAGTAGAAACGTGAGTGTGTAAATTACTTTTCTCATTCCTTCTCCTGTTAAGTGTTAAGCGGCTACTGCATGAAGCCGCGCATTGATTGCATCAAGTCCGACTGTGAAAGCCCTTCGCCCGGCGCACCCATGCCCGGCGTCTGTCCCACCGGCGATGGCGCATTTGCCCCGCCTATCTCCGGCGTCATCCCTACGCCTTCTGCTGGCATAGGCGTACGGGACGAACGGAAAAACCTGCTCTTATCCTTCACGCCGAACTTATCCAGAACCCAGCCGACAAGCGCGGGCATGTCGAACGTGTCAGGCGCGCCGGTTTGTGCCAAAGCGGGTAGCGACTGCACGGCAAGTTGAAATATCTGTAGCGCCTGCTGTTTCTCCAAGTCGGGGTCGGTCTTCGGCGCCGCGAAGTAGTTCACCTCAACGTCAACGCCCGCCTGTATGTCCTCGTTGGTGTACTCCTTCCACTCCGCACCCTCTGCGCCGACAACCTCTATGACATCGGCTGTGGTGCGAAACTTCTTGAGATGCCCAAGTATCTGAGTCGCCACGTCCTCAACGAACTCTTCAAAGTCTTCCACGTGCTGGTCTAGCTTTAGCCCAGTAAGTCTGGCGCGCGTCCCAACCTCACCCGCTGTCGTTCGAGATGGGAGCGCCTTACCTTGAAGTAGCGCGTCGGCCCCGGTCATCTCTTCGATGGCGCGCTCTAGGTTCTGCTTGTAAATCTGGAACATCTGCGACAGGTCGGCGGGCTGGATAGCCTTAAAGTCCCCGACTACCACGTCGTCGCCGTTTGCGAACTTAACAACCTCTTCGGGGTTTGTGCCTTCACTCGCCGCTGTGCGTGGGCGCGACTTCCGCATCACATCCTGCTCAAGCGTCGCCGCGCGGTTTATCTGGACTTGCTGGTCTTCAATCCAGCGGGGAAGTCCTATCCCATATGGCTGGTTGGGCGCTTCAATGTACTTCGCCATTACGTAGGGGAAGCCGTCCAGATAGTCGTATGGCCAGTCTTCGGACACTAGCGGATGCGGGCAACCGTCGGCGTAAACCATCCGTTTCTGGTATTTCTTGTCCCAAATTTCAATCAGCGTAACCAAGTTGTCCTCGGGTAGCGCAAATGACTGAAGCCCCTTCATCGCTTTAGGGTCAACGCCCAGTGACGCCCAGTTTGTCTGGGTCGTCGGTGAGTATTCGCCGCTGTAGAGCATTCCCAGAGCTTCCCGGTCGTACTCCTTGTTGGCCAGCACGTCGGCGTAGGGGACGAAGAAGACTTCGCCGCACCAGCGCGCCGTCCGAAGGGTTCTGTCTCTGCCTCCCCAGTCGAAGACGAAGTTGAGCGGGTTGACGCGTTCGACGTATGGCGCATCCTGCTTTACATAGTCGGCGTAGTTGATAACGCCGTCGTCTTTAGGTTTCTTGCTTTCGTCTACCTCCACCGTATAGCCCGGTTTGGCGATGCAGTGCCCGATAATCACCATGTCCCGCGCGCAAACTTTTATGGCGTTCGTCATCTTCCGCTTGCGCCATTCATAGTTGAGTAGCGCCTGCTGAATCATTGCCGACTGGTCGTCGTCTGGACGCTGCGGCTTCAGCAGGAACTTAATTTCATCGTTGATGAGGAAGGGAACTATCGAGTTGATGATACTGCCCGTCTTGTTGATGGTCGCAGTGTCGCGCGGGTTGTCGGAATTGACTTGTCCGCCCTGTCCGCCCCTATCGTCCCACTGTTCGCCTTCGTACCAGCGGTAGTATCTGCGCCAGCTTCTTTCGCCATTTTTCAGCATCAACCGGGCCTGCCGCGTCATCGCTATACGGGAAAGCCATATCTCCCCATCAATTTTAGGGTCGCCCGTTTCGCTTCGGACGCTGGCGATAGCTTTTCTCCCGCGGCTGCGGCGCGTCGCCACCGGGCCGTCGGGGAAGACAATTGGGACTGTGAGTTTCTTACGTGGCATTTCAATGTCCTGGGACTCGTAAACCGCGTTGTCTAGCTAGCCTGTGCGCTTCCCAGGCGAAGGAGCCACGCGGTATCGCTTCGCGCGGCGGTGAAAAACGGTGGATGTGTTTCTTGAGAAAGCGAGCAATCATCGCGGCGGATACAAAGTCATCTTTCGTCCCCGGCGCGCCGCCCAGTTTGTTGTTCTTTAACACCTGATAAGTCTTCAACTGGTCTATCAACTTGATGCTGCGGAATAAAATGGTGCGGTTTACTATCTCTTCCGCCAAGTCCGATACGAGCTTCGACTTTCCGTCGGCTGTCACGTTCACGCCGGGGACGGTATCGCGCCGGGTCTTACCGGTGAACATATCGCGGGGGAAGTACAGTCTCGGATACCGCCATACCTTGTGCAGATAGTCGTTGACTACCGCGCCGCCCCGTTCATTGTGTTCGACGCCGAGTAATGCGTCATCGTAGAGACGGCCTAGCCAGTTCAGCAATTCTGCGAAGTCGTGCGGCGCAATGACGGCGTTGAATGAAGCCACTTCCTCAGTCTCGTCGGCAGAAACAGCGAGAACCACAGCTGCGGAGGGGTCGGCGTCCGCTGACATCCCCATAGAAGTATCCGCGCCAATGACGAAAGACGTATGCTCACGCTGGAACTCTCCCGGCAAGCGATAAAAGTAGACTTTTCCGTATCCGTCGGCCCGGTGGAATTTGCGGTTGGGGTGTATCTCATCATCGTTTTGTATCAACTTGCAGCGTATCGGCGTGTAGCCTTCGCGCTGGACGTACGCGCGCATGTCTTCCAGACTTTCGTGGTTGAACAGGTTCTTAGCGCCGGTGGCAAAGCTGTCAGCAGGCGTCAGCGGATACTCGTGCCGGAATATCTGCAAGTCGCCCATACAATCCGTGTCAATCTTCCTGCGGCGCCAGTGAAGCCGTAGACGAATTTCCTTTTCCGTCCATTCGTCCCCACCTTCGCCCACTTCCTCTGGATACCAGATAGGCAACGCTTCACGAATGTGGCGGCTGGCCTCTATCTCGTCGCCGTAGCGCGAATCTGGGTCGGCGGACAGTTCGCCTAATTTGTCGTAGGTAAGTTTCGGAGTCCGGTATTCGTCGAACGCGCACCACGGAATGAATACTTTCCGGTAGCCGTTCTTTGTATCCGTCCACCATAGCGTGGCTTCGTTCTCACCCTTCGCCGTGGACTCCATGATGAGTATCGTCCCGGCCTCATTCGCCATCACCTGAAGCAAGCCGCCCATCTGGTCTTTTACGTCAATGCCCAGTCCCGGCCAGAGGGCGAATTCCGACAAGTGAACAGCGTGGAAGTTGTAACTTCGCCCCAGTTCGCCGCTCGCTGCCGTGATGAATACGAGCTTGCTTTCAAGTCCCACATCCGCGCCGCGCCGACGTTCGTGCGTATTGCTGCCGAAGTACATCAGGTCGCGCCTGTTGGTATGAGTGCCAGGCTTGAGCATCGGATGCAACTGCGTATACATCGAACGGACACGATTGTTGAAGTCGAAAGTATTGGCTTCCTTGTGGGCGCATATCAGGGCTTCGCGGTTCGGGCGCAGGGAAGTCAGCCACAGGAAGAATGCAAGCCAGAATGTGGAGACGCCTTCTTGTCTCGCTTTCAGAATGAACCAGCGGACGGGACGCTTTGCCGCTAAGTCTTCCACCAGCCATTCCCACATTCGCCGCTGAATGCGGTTAAGCCGCAAGGGAATGCGCTGGCCTTTTTTGGTTTTGATAAAGACGTTGATAGCCGCCCAAACAGGGAAGTCCCATTCAGCCAGTTCTGTGAACCGACGGGCTATGTACGCTTCGGGGTCTTTCTGATATTCAGATACTTCCCGTTCCACCCGCGCCGGGTCTGGCGTGGCAAGCCTGATGGCGTCAGCTACGGCCAGGCCGTCATTCGGTTGTGTCGCTACGCTCTGCTGCATACGGTGGAACTTGTTTCCGCTCCATGCTGAAACTGCGAGTATGTTCAATAAATTCGTCGAAGCTGACGAATTTAAACACGTAGGCTATATCGAACGCTTTAGCCAGCTTCTCTATACTGCGTTTAGTGGGAAACTCGTCTCGCGCTTCCAGACGCGACACTGACGACTGCTTCAGTCCGGCGCGTTCGGCTAGTTCCTCCTGTGTCCAGCCCCTTGACGCGCGAAGTGCGCGAAGTTGGAACGCGAAATCAAGGTCTAAATTTGTCGCTACGGCAGCATGGCGGTACTCGAAGTCGTCAAGATATTTACGACGGGTTAGCCACCGCTTCTCGTCCCCACTATTCGCTTGTGTCGTCGCCATCTTCCTCCGCGTCAATAACTGAGGCTTCCGCAATTTGAGTCAGCCCGCTTAGCGGCCCCGCTTCTACTGCTGGCTGCTTCATTAGTTCGTCAAAGGTGTGATGAACCTTCATTGTCCGTTCTTTCATGCTGCCGCCAATCTTGAGAATCAGTCCCGCCGCCGTCAGCGCCGTCTTGTCGTCCTCGCCGTTAAGAATGGTTTCCAGCCTGTCCATCAACGCGCCGTGCAGGGCCAATGCGCGGGCTTTAGTCGTCTCCTGAATAAGCCGCACCATGTCCTTGTCGAGTTGTGGGATTAACGCTTCGCTCATTCGCCGTCCACGTCAATTTCAATCATTACCCGCTTGCGCGCGCCGATAGCTTTGAGCATCTTCTTTCCCGGCGTCCGCTTCCCAGCAATCAGTAAGTCAATAAACTGCCCCGTAACTTTCAGGCGTCGGCCAAGCTCCGCCTTGCTCCCCACGTCGCGCGCAAGCCGCGCTAAATGTTCTTGAAACTGCTCCAAACCGAGCAGGAAAGTCCGTTTTTCTGCCGTTGGGGGCAACTGCGGGGTTGGAACGCCGGGTTCGCGTGTCGTTTCGCTCATGGCGCCATATTGCATAAACAACACGGATGAGTCAAATAGATACAGGAGATGTGTCGGAATGACTTGCGGGATAGGGTAGGGAATTGGTAGGATGGCGGCAGGTTAAGTGACTCTACTGTATTTCGTTTCTTTGAACCTCCATTTGGATAGGGCTAAGTGCTTCTGTGGCCCGGCAGTTTGTTGCTGCCGGGCCTTTTTGTTCACCACGCGCCGCGCCGTGGCGACTACGCGGCGGGGGTTATTGCTTCAGCCATTCAGTGACCGACTCAGCCGCATCGTCGGCTTTATCAATGATTGGCCCGAACGCTGCTTCCCATTCTGGGTCGCATATCGCCGCAAGCTCGCTGTCTAAATGGTCACGGATTTCGCGCAAGGCCAATAGTAGACTGGCTACAATTTGATTCGGCGGTTCTGGCGGTTTGTGCGCAGGCCATTTGCCACGCAGTCCGGCGGCGTAGCCTCGCTGATATGCTCGCTTTTCTTCGTTGGTCATCCTTTCACCTCGTTTACCACTCGACAAGAGTGGCGGCTATGCGGCGGCGGGGAGGGTGGTTAATCTGGGCATTCGACCAAGAATTTCTTCCCACAGTCCTCGCATTCATATCAATCACAGCATCCGTTCGAGCAATCTTCGCCAGTGAGTTTTGCGTTGCGATGCGGACAATTCTCCGTGTCGCTGATTGAGCCTAGATACTCCCCGCTTGGAGATGAGTAAGGTTCCATACTTAACCCCGTAAATTTCTCCTAGACGTAGCACGTTAATCCGCGTTTCTGAATCTCCCTCCATACCTCCGGGGCGACTGGTCGCTGCTTAGCCACGGCAATCAGCGCGCGGTCATCTTCAGACAGAGAATCAGGCATCGGCTGTGCTGCGAGTGGCGTGGATGTGGCGGTTTTTCGCGTATAGCGAGTCCACCGATTCGGCATTCGGCGGATATTAGGTTTTGCTGTCATTGTTTCACCTCGTATGTGACAACCTTACGCAGTCCAAGCGCGTCAAGAACCATCTGGCCTGGCTCGCGTTTACGTCTCAACACGTCGGTTATGTATTGTGGTGAGATATTGCTATCCAGCGCGAAAGCCCGCTGCGAGCCGAACTCTTCACATCGCCTTCTCAGCAGGGCAATCACCTCGTTTAGGGTTAGTTGCTTCTTCATGGCAGGGGATTGTATGCCTGTTCTGCCTGAAAGTCAACAAATAAGCGGATACGCGTTGCGTCTGATAATAGTTATTAAGTAATTAGTAGGGAACTCTGCCATCGAAATAAAGGGTTTACAGCGTACACGCGCGACACATGCCGTCGCGTTCTTCCAATATTCCCAACTGCCCGGCATGCTTCGGCCTGCTGCCGCCTTCAAACTTCTGTCGCATATCTTTCAACGCCGTGGGCCAACTATCTTTCCCCGGCGTCCTGAACGTGTGGCCTACTTCAAGTTCTATCTCTTCGGCCTGCCTGAATATCTCGGGATAGTCTTTCCACAGGTTCCACCATTCGCCAATGCGCTGAAAGAAACACCATGCGCAATCGGTGCGCGCTGGAATTTTGACGCCTTTGCATTCCAGATAATTCAACACGTCGGCCAGTTTCCAGCCCCACTCCCGCAGCGGATACCGTTTCTCTACGTCGGCAATGACGCCGTACATTCCCTCTCGTTCCTCTTCGTCGGCCCGCAGTCCGACGTAGCTAACTGCTGGCGCGATGGCGCACAGATATTGCTCTGCGACTTCAATCTTAAGAATGCGCGTACACCAGCGGGCGCGAAAGTTTGGAATCATTCGCATATCGGCTATCAACCGCTGCAAGCTCTTGCCGCACGTCAGTACCGTCAGCGGTTTGCCAAACTGGAGGGCCAACCGCTTCCAATGCTCGAACATTTCCGGCAGTTCGTTCCCCGTTGGCGTTATCAAGTATTCATACTCGCGCGGTTCGACTTCGGCCAGCCGCAACGCCATTGCCGTTGAGTCTTTTCCGCCTGACAGTGAAATTATGTGTCGCATATGCCGCCCAACAGCCGCCGCCATGCCCAGTCGCGTTTACGTTTGGTCATTATCTTGCCGCCACTAGAAGCCGCCGAGACTGCTCGGTCGCCTCGATTCCTGAGCCATCCATCAACCCCTGGAAGTAGCAGGAGCGGAGCAGTTCTTGAAGGTTCATATCTCCCACTTTCTTCCACGTCTCAATCACGGCTTCCAGTCGCTCATCAATCACTGCGGCGTTCTCCGGTGGAAATTGCAAGGTTAGCGTTTCGCGCTTCCTTGTTCGTCTAACGTCTTCTCTCATCCCCTCAATCCTCCCTCCGTCCCGCGTCGGCGGAATACAATTAACGTCAAGGGCCATACGTTGATTTCATAAGCGCCCGGCAGAACAAGAACGCGCGGACGCCGCAAATTCATTTGCCAATCTACGCGACGATAAAGAATGTCGGTGAACCAGCACCAACGCCAATGCAAACTGAACCACTTATTAAACATTAGACTCACTTCTCCCCCTTGTACTCATCCACCGCCCGCTTCGCGTCCAGCATCGCAGGCGTCGGCAACACCGGCGTCGGTTCGGCGGGCTCAACAAGTGCAAAGCCACCCTCCACCGTGCCATGCTGCGTGTGAAAATACTCGAATAGATTGGCGATAATTTGAGTGCTTTGATTCAAATCGCCGTCGCGCTGTTCGCGCTCCGTAAGTTCCAATCGTTGTCCTCTACCGCAAGAACAAGTCAAGACATATTCAACTGGCATTTCTTCAGTTCGTGCGCTCATTTATTTTCCTTGCCAAGATAATAATTTAAATCTTCGCGTGACAACGGGTCCCATCCGTAGCCTTCTTCTTCTGCCGGTTCGGCTGGCGTGGGCCTTAGCCATTCGTTTAACGCCCAAAGTCTCCCCATAAAGTCCGGCTCTTTTTCCGCGTCCGCATAAACGCCCGTCGCTGCGTCCAGATAGCCCCACCTATTGCCCTCGGTCGCCTCGAAGCACTCCATGCGTGTCACGGTTCCTGGCATCACTTCCGTGACGACGTGGAAGACATCTATGGGCATATCGTTCACGTCGCCCTGGCGATATGTCCGCTGTTCGCGCTTTACCTGGCCATCTTCAAGCCAATAGCGCATCTCGGTATATCCGCCATACAGAATCGTTGACTGAAACGGCCAGGGATGATTGTGCGGCAATCTGTCATCGTCGGGCAGATGCCACCAATTATATTTCCGCGTGTATTGCGGCGAGCGCACCTCAATCCATTCTGTCTTGAACGGTTGTCCCTTGCTGTTCGGTATTTGCCGGGGCGGTTCTGAGAATGGCCCGTGTTGTAAGACCATGCCTGATGTGGTTGTTTTCATTCCTTCACCTCACTTTCGGCGGGTGTGGGCTTCAGCGCTATATCCGCAATTACAAACGCTACGTAACTAGCGTTGCAACCCTCGTGCTGGCAGGTAGCGTACTCGGCGCACACCTGCGGAAAGCGTCCGTCCCGTATCTCTTCCAGCGCCACGCGTAGCTTGGCGTTCTCGTTCTTTAAGCGCCAAATCTCAGTGCTCATATCCATCAGTCTCATTGCGTTTGCTCCTTTGCTTTGGGCGCGAGGGCGGCCTCAACTATAAGTCTCGCCTCGTGCGATAAGTGAAATTTGGCCTCTTCCAGCGCCGCGCGCAGTTTACAAACCCACGCATTCGCCTCATCAAGCTCAGCCGCAGCCCTCAATTGCTCGTCCTCCGCTATTCGCTTGGCGTCCTGTGCGACGCGGTACTGCTCTTTCGCCCGCAAGATTACGCCTACAGCATCGTCAATTTGTCCTTCCAGTTTGAGCTTGAGCGAAGAAGCCGCGCATCGCTCTTCTTCGCGCTCGCGGGTCGCTTCCTCCGCTTGCCGCCTTAACGCTTGGTTCCCTCTCAGGCATTCGCTATATAGGCCGTTCGCCTTCGCTAGTTCTTCGCGCAGTTTTGCAATCTCGTCCAGCATGGCTTGCGCCTCTGACAATGATAAAATGACCACATTGAGCGTGTTGCTGGTTTGGTCTAATTCTCTTTGTAATATCTCAATACTCATTTGCTTTCCCCTTTTTCAGTGCGGCTAAAATCGTGCGATAGATAGCTACCGCCTGCCATTTCACGCCCATGCCGATATCTAATTCGGTCATCTGGAAGTTTTCCAGGTCTCCAAGGTCTTCTAAAACGTGTTCCCATTTCTCACGCGGATTGTCGTCCCACGAGCAAATGTCGCCGTTCTCCCACAGGCTGTAGAGTGGCGATTCTTCGCTGGCGAAATACTTTTCCACCTTTTCTAGCGCCTTCCGCATCGCCTCTGCCCGCGCTTCGGCTGCTTCGACACGGCTATACCAAGCGTTTGGGTTCGAGTCGAAAAGGTTGCGCATTGTTTGATAGTCGCGCTCCGCCTCCTCCAACTGCGCTTCGAGTTCGCGTATCCGCTTCTCGAGTTTTGGTATAAGCGGTTGGTCATGCAGTCTAGAATCAGCCATTGTCATTTCGCTTCTCCTTCCCTCTCGTTAGCGAGTAAAGCTCATTACAATCCCTATAAGCGTCGCCACGACCAGCGCGGCGCACAGAAGTTTGTCCATCAAATCGCTTTTTTTCTTCATGCTGTACCTCCTTCCTTTGCTTCGGCTATCTCGGCGCGTTTGCGCAGTTCACATATCTCCGTAACTAATTTATGTCGGCAACCGTGACAGTAGCGCGGTGGCCAGCAATTATTGACTTCTAGTTTGGCATCTTCTTCGCCGCAGTCTTCACAGATAGTCAATTCTTCGATGTCATCTTTCGCCTCCGCCAACTTCGCCTCTGCATTCGCGGCATGCTGGCGCTCGCTTGCCGCTTGCCGCATCGCCTCTGCCAACTGTACTTTCACTTCGTCGCACTTCTGTTGGTGATAGTCCACGATATTACCGATTACGGCTTCGGGAATGGTGGGGTCGAAAGCCCAGCCATTCATTGGGTAGTACTTGAGAGCCGTCGTAGTCCAGCGGCCTGCATATTCCCGCGTCTCCGCCAACTGCGCCTTCAACTCTTCCTGCTGCCTGTTCGCCTCTTCAGCCGCAATCTTCGGCGCGCGGCTGTAGGCGAGGTCGCGCAGGTCGGCATTCTGCGCTTCTAGTTCAGCTATCCGCCGCTTAGCATCCTCGTACAGCCGCGCCATATTGTCGGCTCCGGTGCGCCACTTGTTTACTTCCTCTTGCGCGAGTTCCCCGGTGTTGTCTTCGATAAATTCAATTCTCATGCAACCTCCTCTGCTAGTGCCGCCACGTCATCACGGCCCATTGCCCGAATCGAACGTGACAGCAAGTCAATTATCTTCTGCGCCGACGCTTGAACCGTTTCGTCAGGATGCTTCAGCAATGTGTAGGCTTCGGCTCTTGCGTCCAGATTCGCACCCGGCACATCGTAAATCGTGAAGTCGTCCGTCAATGTCTCGCTGCTTTTTCCGGAGGATATTCCGGATAATCCCGACTTTCGTTTCATAGTCTTCGCGCTCCAATTCGATAAGTTGAGTGGCGCTAATGTAGCCCGCTGTCAGCCGGGTTTCGTCGCCACATTCCACGCATTTAGCCCGCCTGAGTATCTCAAACCCCGTTCGCGTTTTACGCCCAACTTTCCGCTTTCCGGATGGGTTTACGGCGTGCAGTTCCGGGGCCGGAACCAGCCCCTTGCCGAGTCGTTTCCACGTCCGGATGTCGCTATTGATAAGCGATAGCTGCGAAACGACTTCGGGTGAATTTTTAGTACTAAAACCTGTATCCGGAACCAGCCTAAAAACCGGGCGCTCTTTAGTACTAAAAGCCTCCGCCGATTTAGGGGCTTGCGTTGGCTCCGGATTTAGTGTTTTATGTTCCGGCTTGGGGGCAGCGATAATAGCCTCCGGGGTTTGGACTTCCGCCACTTCTACTGGCGGAAGTCTTTTCCCACCGACTGCTCTAACCTGCCCGTCGCCGGGACTTCATGCACGGTATCGAAATACTCTTCCTTCTTTGCCGGTTGTCGGACTTCCATGCTCTGCTTCTTCAGTCGACGTGACGATAGGGCGAATATCATTAGCGAACTGGCCAGTTCAAGAAACGCCAGAATTGCGACAATAACCGCCACGCCGTCGCTGAACGCGAGCTCTAACCTTGACGAACTCTCAGCGCCGAGTCTCAATTCCCTTGCAATCCGTCGGCTTGTGGCCTTCCCTGCTTCCGCCATCCCTTTTTCGTACTTTTCCACCTGAGCGGCGTTGTAGCCTTCAATCCCGATGTTGCGCGCCCCGTTGTGGACGAGATACCCGGCGTTCAGCGCCACGCACAGATACAGCCAGCATTTCATTAGAGTCTCGCCGGGGACATCTTTAGCGAACAGGTAACAGGACGCGAACCCGGCAACGGTGGCTGACGCTGCTACCCATAGGCCGAGTCTCACGCCGTATACTTGAACCCCCGCGTAGCCGATGGCCCCGATGATAACCAGGTGAATAAGTGTCCATATCAGCCAGTCGAAAATACTTCTTTCGTCGTTTTGGTTTTGCATGTGTCTCCCCTTCCCTATTTTGGGAAGACACGGTTAAATGTTGGCGCAGTCCGAAGACTGCCGCCGTCAACCGTGTCTTAAACTGTTCGGTTGATGTGTGAACCCTAGTCCTCGCTTTCGACGAGGACTAGGGCGCTCGTTATAGTTCGTCGGGCCATTCTTCGCGCTCATCTGCCAACCTGCGCACGCCACGCATTACGCGCGAGTTGGTGTCGTAGGCGTCGCGGTAGAGAACCTGAAGCCAGGCGCGCGCCCTCTCAATAGCTGCGTCCCTATCGTCGCCGTCCAGAATAGAGAACAGGTGTTCAAACGCCGTTATCCGCATGAACGTTTCCCGGCCTTCACTGTCGCTCAAATCCATCGGCCTAGCCATTAGCGTAGTTTCCTCCCCATGCTGGCGCTGTAGAAGTCTAATTTCTGTTCTTCCTTCGTCGGTTCGATATATGCTGGATACTTCTGAAAAGCGACATAGGGTTCCAGTTCCGTGATGGCTAACATATCAGCGCGAACACCATCTGTTATGCCCTCATCCATAACCTCATCAATGAACTTCTGGAATGGCACTATCAAGTCTTCGCAGTCCAGTTTCTTGCAGACTTTTAGGTGCAAGTCATACCTGCTCACCGTCGGCTGATACCATTTCGTCTTTTTGAAGTCTTTGAGTGTCATCACGTCTCCTTTATCTCGATACCGTGGATGGCAAGCATGAGTTTCTTCCTCAGCGCGTAGTCGCGCGCTTTCTTCGTGGCGGGACTCTTCACGTCCTCAACGACGTGGCACCCGTTCTCTTCGTATTCAAAGTCTGAGGTGTAGCGCCCTATCTTCACGCCATTCACCACTAGCGGATATTTCACCTGCATGCGCAAGTCTTGAATTTGCCCAGCCTTCACCAGTATCCGCAGTTCACGGTATCTTGCGGCTTCACGCTTTGAGGGGAACTCTATGCCGTCCACAATGGTTTTAATTGCGCCATACTTGTTACGCATTAACTACCTCCGCTTTCGTGGCCGCTTCCGCTATCCGCAGGCGCAAATTCGTTACGGCTTCGCGCGCGGTGTCGCCGCATCCGAAATGAAGCGCCTCCCCTGGAACGTCCGCATACCATTTGCCGTCTTTGCGGTTGAAGATAACCCACACTTTCAACCTCTCCACTTCTTCCCACGCCTCACCGGGCGAGATAATTTTCGTTTCCATAAGTCCTCCGTTATTTGCTTGAAATTGCGTCCTTGAAACTGCTATTCGGGACGCCGTATTTCTCAATGTCGGTGCGGCTCACATAGAGGCCGTAGCGGTTGCAAAACCACACAGTTTCGTCAAGCGGAAATTGCTGGCGCTGGTTTGCTGGCGCGGCTTCGCAGCAGCAGGGACGTTGGGACGAATACCAGAGTCCGTGCTGATAGGTGTAAAGCCCCTGATAGCCCATGTCCTGGCAGTGATAGCAGCGGTACGTGTCGGGGTTCCGACGGGCGGCGTTGCGTTTTTCGGCTTCGACCCGCTGTCTGTCCTCGACGAGAAGTATCTTGTAGGACTCGGCCACGGCGTCCGGCAGAAAGTCTTTTCTGTCCGTCCAGGGCCAATTGTCGGCGGCGCGGTTGTAGGCGCGGGTTAGGTATTCGTCGGGTACGTTCTGTACCGCGTCGCCCCAAGCCCTTAGCGCGTTCTGTAGTTCAAACCCCGCCGACTTCAATGGCAGGCCACGGCGTTCCTGTGTCCGCTGTATCAGGGCCGCTATCGCCAGTTGTCGGGGCGTAAGCGTCGGCTGAGAGCCGGGCGAGTTCTTCCATTTGTCTGCCGACTCGTTCGCCGTATGTTTCGTTACGAGGGACTTGAGTTCGTCCATTGCCGTTTTCCTCCACTGGTTTACCGAATCTGTCCAATGCGTGTTTGAAAAAGTCGCTGAAGTGTGCGGCCAAGTCTGCCAGCGTGTGAGAACTCCGTGGCGTAACGAAGTAGTTTCGGGCCGCCTGGGTGAAGCGTTCCGCCGTCAACGTCCAGTTGGTTCTCTCGCAAGTCTTCAGCAACCTGGCGAGCTGGACGAAATCTTTCGCGCCGTTCTGGTAGGGAACTTCATAGCCGCCTGTAGCCGTCCGAAGTTCGACGAACAACGCGTAACAGTCCTTGCTGCTGAGTCCGCCTACCGGAGCGACAGCGACGGGTGGCTCCTGGTTCCATGATGGTTCCATGATGGTTAATGATGGTTCTTCCTTATATGCAAAACCACTTTTGTCACCCTTTACTACCAGTTCTGTCACCCTTTCTTG